GTTACCAACAACACTGTTAACTACACATTTGCAGAGATAAAGGCGCCTACTATATGGCAGAGGATTAGAGGCTTCTTCCATGCTTAAGTGCCGTAAATGCACCAAGTCGGCTGGGTGGGTAATAGATGGGTTGTGTGATCCGTGTTATAAGATGCAGAATCGTGGAGATGGTGATAAGGGTGATCCTACTTTGATACGGGCTGTTTATTTACTAGAGAGGCTTTACGGGCTAGTATCTGGGCTAGATGATGATGCGCTCGATTACATGGCTATACTGGATGTGGAGAAGTTTTTGAATGAATATAGATGAAATCAACCCCCGCCCTCGCCATCTGCAAAGCTATATTGGAGGCATTAGATAATGGATGAACCAAACAAAGCCGACCCCGCCTTATGCGATCACGTCTGGAAAGTTGCAGACGAGGTTGATAATGCGCCTGACTGGTGGAGATTTACGTGTGAAAAGTGTGAGTGTTTTAAGCACCACGTTGCTATTATAAAGCTCTTAAACAATGAGTGACTGGACTGTTAACAATGGTAATGCTAATTTTAAAATAGCCCATGGCAAACTAGCTATAACGGTTAAAGACAGTGTGATTGTTTTAAACAAAGAAGATGCCTATTTTTTAAAGCAGTTATTAACCGTAGATTATTTTGACAGGCTGTTCAATGCTTAAAACTTGTAGTGAATGCGGTTATACAGGGCTTAACTTTGAAGCCACGCGGAAGCAATGTAAGAAGTGTAGAAAAAAGTATCTTACTAAATACCGTAAGAATAATAAGAAGAAGATAAGGGATCAACAGGTAGAGAAGAAATACGGCTTGCTGCCAGATGAATTTGATAGTATATTAAAGCAGCAAGGGGGAGGGTGTAAGACCTGTGGGTACAGCTCCCCCAAGCACCACCTCAGCATCGACCATTGTCACAAAACTGGAGTTGTTAGAGGCCTTCTGTGTCCTTGGTGTAATTTAGCATTAGGTTATGTTAAGGATGACGCTAAGATATTAGCTAATTTAATAGTGCATTTATTGGAGGCGCAGAATGGATAAGACGACAGCTCAGAAGATTGTTAAGGCGCAGTCGCCTAGGTATATAAAGCTTTTCCATTTAAACGATTGGAAAGTTACATTTAAATACAACTGGATAGGCGAAGAGGGCGATTTAACCTTTGGGACTTGCACAACTGATCCATCTTATAAACACGCGACAATCGTTATTAACCCTGAGTTGTTAGAAGATGAGATAGAGCTTGTTAAAACTTTGCGCCACGAGCTGATTCATGTGTTACATTCTAGTTTTGATATTTACAGGGATACTGTTCAAAAACTAGTAAGCTCAAAGGAGTTTGATGCGCTTGATACAGTTTTTCACTACGCTTGTGAAGACGCTGTAATGTTTATTGAGAATATATTAGATAAGGAGTTGAAACTGCCGTTAATGAAGGGTAAGCGATAATGGGCGAAAAAAGCAGGGGTAATTTTCACCTTTCAAACAATATGGATGAGAAGCGCTGGGCTGAGATATTTGGCAAGGTAGAGCAGCAGATGGACGAGGATGAGAAGATAGTATTAGCACAGATTAATAAGCGCGTTGCACCTAAGAAGCGTTATAAATCTATAGACGAATTTTGGGGAGATTTAACGTGAGTGTTTTAGAAGATTACATTAGAAATGAATTGTCTAACAAGCTTGGAGCTATGGGGGTTTCTGGCTTCTACTTCACAGCTAAAGACCCTGATGATCATACCGTTCACTACCTACGCTGTTCTAACATGGAGTGGATATATGGCGTTCTCTCTAGGGATTTAAGAGAGTTGGAATATATTTGGGAAATGAGTGTTGAAGATAAGTTTGGAGGCAATGAATGATAGGTTTAGAACATAAAATTAAAGAATCGATCGCGCACGCTATGGCTGATAGTGACGAGTTTAATTGGGTGGTTAATGATCTTAAAAGCTATATTCTTGGTAATTATATAGAGTTAGACTTCTTAAATGATATATCTATGTTCTTAAACAACGTGGCGATAGCTTCAAACTTAGACGCTATTATGCAGATTACCGCTGAGAACATTAGTAAGCGAATTAGGGATAGATTAATTAATAGCCATTTTAACGGAGATAAAGAATTGGCTGATAAAACGTTGGAGGCTATGTATGGATAATGATAGCGAGTTAGTAACTATTAGACTGCCTAAGAAGTATCGCGATTTAGCTTTAGAGAAGTGGAGTTTAAAAGGGAATAAATTTAACTACTCTCAAGTTATACGCGAGGCACTAGCTCAATTTTTGAAGGGTGAAAATGAGTGAGCAATTTGATGATATTGAAAGAGATTCTGTTGTTAATATATCTATGGGCGAGGCGGAGATTTTACCACCTATTAAATACCCTAAATTTGAAGAACTGGATAAAATAGATCAGTTAGAAGTTTTAACCACTGAAGTGGTGATGAACCAAGGCGCTTATCCGATTGAGATTCTTCTTGGAAACTTAGGGATATCATATGAGCTTTATTATGAATTAATAGCTGATCCTGAGTATATAAACGTGATATCTGAGAAAAGTGCTAGACATATACTAGCGCCACAATTGCCAGCTATATATAAAAAACTTGGCGAGGGTGCGGCAGATGGTAATGATTCTAAGATTAAGTTAGTGCTACAGGCTACCAGTTCTTTAACACCTGATTCGTTAACACTTATTAATCAGAACTATGCAGATATGAGTAATGAAGAGATAATGAAAGAGATAAAACTTTTAGGGAAGAGAGTTGCTGAAGATGAAGATAAGTGACGAAGAGTTTGACGAGTTAATGTTTAAAGCTAGTAGAGAGATGGAAATAGAGAAGATAGCTAGAGATGCTGCGAGAGAAGTTTTAGCTGAGATTATGCGATTAGAAAAAGAAAATGGATAGGCAGAAAAAACTTAAAATGCTGGATCAGCTACGCGCTGAACTAGATAGGAGAGAAGAGGCTAGGGTATTAAATGAGTACTACCCACGCTCTTTCCATTGGTCGTTTTTAACGGCTTGGCGTGATGGTAAGGTTAAGAATACGCTTTTCATAGGGTCAAATCAGAGTGGTAAAACCACAGCTGGTTGTATTTTAATACGTGACGTTGCCCTTGGATACCATCCTTGGATGAAGAATTTCGCCGAAAAAGTTAGAGATAATTGGGACAAATTAAAGTTCCCACAGCCAGGATGGTGGTTTAAAACTAGTAATAGAATGAAGAAAACAGGCTTTGAAGACATTAAAGATATGCCACACTTTAAAAAAGCACAAGCCGCTTATGATCATATTATGAGCTTTGAAGATATCCCTATTAAGGTTCCAAACCAGATTGCTGTTTGTGCTAAGGATTTTAAAGTAGGGGTTGGCAAAGTGTTTGAGCCTAAGCTTAGGGAGTTGGTTCCTGGCTCAGCTAAAGATGGAAAGTATATTAAGAACATTGAGAAACTACAGGGTAAGACAGCTGAGAAGATTATATGGCAGAATGGTTCACAAACTCACTTCTTCTCTGGGGAACAGGACACGTTTAGATTTGAGGGTGGCACTTGGGACTTAATCGCGTGGGATGAACCTCCAAAACAAGAGCATTTCGTAGCTATGAAACGTGGTACTCTTGTTAAAAACGCTCCTATGTTTTTTCAATTAACACCGCTTTCTGAACCTTGGTTGTTTGACACGTTGATACAAGATGCTAATAAAGGCGATTCACATATACATGTATCATCATGTGATTTATATTCACCTGAAGTTGACTGGATGACTGAAGACGCTAAGAAAGAATTTGAAAAAGAAATCTTTAGAGAAGACCCACACGAAGTTGAAGCTCGTGTGCATGGTAAATTTACCCACCTACTTGGTAGAATTTTCCCAACATATTCAGAGAATATACATCTTTTAAAACATGAAGATGTTATGGCGCAAGCTCAAAGTGCTGTTACTTACGGTGTCACAGTAGACCCACATGATAGGCGACCATTTGCTATAGGGTTTTGGTTTGTTAACACTAGTGGAGATTTGTATTTTTATAGAAACTACCCCATTGAGTTAATGCCTGACGTTAAATCTTGTGACTTAACCGTTGAAGAATATGCTAATATGATTAAAGAAGAGGAGCAGAAGGTTGGTCGTATAGTATATAAGTTAGGGGACCCTAACAAGTTTAAAACCCCAAGGAAGACTTTAAACCATTCTGGACAAACATTGCTTAATGATTTTGCTGAGAAACAAGTTTACTTTGACGCTGAGATTAATGATAGTTTACATGATGGCCATAGCGCTGTTAGAGCCGCTTTATACTACGATCCAGATAAGCCTATTGATTACACTAATAAGCCAAAAGTATTCGTCTCAGACGCTTGTTGGAACGTACACACAGCTTTAATGAACTACACTTGGAATGATAAGAAAAGTAAAGAGTTAGCCTCCGAAGTTCCACATGAGAAGTGGAAAGATTTTGTAGATGTTGTCAGATATACTGTAATAAAAAATCCAGTTTATATTGACTACAACGTTGATATGGTGTATACTCCCCCTATACAGGGGCGTATTTTTTCACGGAAAAGAGAGAAGAAATGAAAGCAAATTTTGACATGGATGCAAGGTGCGAAGTTTGCACAAGCTCATTTGGCATAGCTAAAGATGAAGAGTATTCTTACCCTTTAACTTGTAAGGATTGTAAACCTAAGTCTAAAGTAGAAGAGAAGCTAGAAAAGCCAAAGAAGGTTACTAAAAAGAAGCCTAAAGTAGAGGGGAAATAATGAAAGTTAAAGACAATTCTGGGGCATACCCAGTTAAAGTGGTTAGCGGTGCTAACATTAAAAAGCAAGTTCCTGGGATGAACAATCCAATTGTTCCCCTTATAGCTGATCCTAAACGATAGTATCTACTAACTTATTCGCTCAATGCGGATCACGATAGTAGTAAATCAGACAGCTCCATGGTGTCCTAAAGACTTTGATGAAGGTCGTTTAGCTGGCTCTGAAGAGATGGTAGTGTTATTTGCTAGGGAGCTTACAAGGCATGGACATCACGTTACAGTTTATAGCTCAACATCCGATAGAAGTCATATCGATCCAGTTTTTGAATGTGGTCAAGTTATTGACTATCGCCATATTAGCCAAATTGGTAATAGAAAAAACGAAGGAATCCTAATTGCATTTAAAGAGCCTAAAGCTCTCGAAATCGATGGGTTTGAAAAACGCTATCTTTGGACAGCTGACTGTACCAGTTTATCGGTACGGCAGAGAGAATTATGTGATGGTTTATTCGCTATTTCTGAATGGCATGAGAGGGAATTAATTGGGAAGAATCCAGCATTTAATAAGATTAGCCATATTAAACCTGGTATACAGACCAGTGATGAATATTATAACAGGAACATTAAGCAATGTTTATACGCCTCGTCTCATGACAGAGGTCTTGATTTCTTGCTTGCTATATGGCCAACTATAAGGGCTCATCACCCAACAGCTAGATTAAAGGTTACTTACGGCAATGGAGATTACACGCCTATTAGTGGTGTGGACTTCCTTGGGAAACTATCAAATGAGGATATGGCGATGTTGTACAAAACATCGGACGTGTTTGCTTATCCTTGCACTGGACAGGAGAGGTATTGTATTTCAGCTGCTAAAGCTCAGATATATGGCGCAGTTCCTTGTGTGATACCACACATGGCTCTACAAAATGTTGTGCAATTTGGTAAAAAAAGTTTGAAAAAAGATTATTTAGAGTGTATAATAGCATTGTTAGCAAACACTAGCGATCGCGAAGCTATCCGATCTGACATGATGCTTAATTTTAAATATAACACATGGTCAGACGTTGTTAACAAGTGGGAGAAAATCTTTGACGAAAGATAAAAACGAGTTGGTTAAACCCAATGAGGATCAAAAACAAAACCCTGTATCTTTAGAGGGCGAGAAGGATATTGCTATATCTAAAAAGCAATTCTCCAAATTTATAGATAAACTTGACAAAGATATCAAATGTGATATAACGTCAGACAGTACTCATCAAAACTCCCTTGCCCATTGGTACGATCGGCGTTTTGGCATCCTTGATAAAGACCCTCAATTCCCCTGGGTAGGCTCATCTAATGTAACCATGCCGCTTATTGACATGGAGGTTACTAAAGCTAAAGCTCCATTAATGGGGACTTTAGAGGTATCTCCAATCGTCTCTTTTAAACCTTTAAACGCTAAAGGGTTTCAAACTTCTTCTGCCGCTGAAGGAACGATGGAGTGGTTATTAACAACTAAGATGAAGGATTTTAAATCTAACGTTGAGATAGTTGCTGATAACATGGGTACTTATGGTTATGGTATTATTAAGACTATTTATGATTACCAGACAGATGTTGTCACTGAGGTAATTAGAAGAGAAGAATTATCACAAGATGATTTAGCACAGATAGCTCAATTTATAGCAGCTGTACAAGAGGGTATCCCATTTGAAGACGGATCAATCCCAACTCAAGAAGATTTAGAAATAGCCTTAACGGACTTGATCTCTGCCCGTTTCGGACTAAATGTTGAAGATCAAATTGATCAAAAAGCTATTGAAGACATTATGAACTTTATCCTTAAAGAACAGGATAGTGTTACTATTAATAGAGTTGCAATTGTTTATGACGCACCACGCTGCGTAGCCATAGACCCGTCTAAGTTTTATATAGAGGAAGGTGCTATGAGCATCCAAACCTCTGAACGTCTTACTGAGGTGTTCTCTGATACTATTAATGAGATGCGTAAGAAAGCTCAAACTGGTTGGTACGACGCTGAAGCTGTTAAGAAGATTATTGATCGTTTAGCAGAGGATGACAATGCTAAAGGTGATAGTGGTAAAGGTAAGAGTTTTGCGCAGTTAGATAATGAGAAGCGTGAAAGAGAAGGCGGTACAACGACCTCTAAACAGGGCATTATTACAATGCACGAAAGTTACTGTTTATATGACATAGATGGTGATGGTGTTAAAGAGCGTTGTTTACTTATCTATAATCCAGATACCAACATACAAGTTCGCTTTATGGAATTTCCATACGAACATGGCGAATGGCCTTATACTCAATTACGTAACGAAGAAACTGATGGACGCTTCCATTCTCCTAGAGGTATCGCTGAGATATTAGATAATATTGATGACATTATCACTCAAAATCACAGAGCTAAATTAAACGCTTTAGCTATTGGTAACGCACCTACATTTAAGTATAAGATTGGCTCTAATCTAAATCCTAATAACATGCAATGGATTCCTGGGCAATTTTACCCTGTTATGAACATGAATGATTTTGAGCAGGTAAATGTTAATGTTAAAGATTTCTCTTTTGATAACGAAGAAACCAACTTACGTTTCTGGGCTGAAGGATTACTAGGCTCTGCGTCATTTGTTTTTGAACAGCAAAAATCAGAAGCTAGAACAGCTCAAGAAGTTTCTGCTATTCAAGGTAATCAACAATCTGCGCAGTCATTAAAAGTGTCAAGATTCCAACGTGAGATGAAACAGGTTTATAGACAGATTTGGGCATTATGGAATCAATATGGTCCAAACATGTTCACTGTTATGACTTCTAATGGCGAGTTGAAACAATTAAGCAAGTGGGAAATTAACGGAGAGTTTGATCTAGTTCCTGTTGGAACAGCTGGTAACGCTAATCCTGAATTAGAGTTTGTTAGAGCGCAACAAAGATTTAACTCTTTAATTGGTTTAGAGGCACAGGGGTTGTTACCGTTATTAGGTGATGAATACGAGATTAACTTTGGCGCTGCGTTTAAAGATATGATGGATAAAGATGATAAAGTGGCTAGTAACACAATTATTCGCCGTCGCAGTCCTGAAGAGATTGCCCAAATTCAACAACAAAAAGCACAGCAAGCGGCAGCTCAACAACAACAAGCGGCTCAAGAGCAAGCTGTAAACGATAACGCACCAGTGCCTTTAAATGAATTACAGGCGACGTTAAAACAAATGGAAAAGAAGGCTCCTAATGGTGGAGCGCAACAGGTGGCTTTATGAACTTAGATGAGCAGATTAATGGTACTCCAGCTGAGAAGCGGAGAATACAAGTTGAGCAACTTCGTCAGTTTAAGGACAGCGAAGGGTATAAATTTCTATCTGAGTTTGTACAAGATAAACAGGCTGAGTTAGTGCGTGTTTTAATTGATGGTGATGATGATATTGATTTAGTACAGTTAAGAGCAGATTTTAAAGCGTGGTATAAATTATTAGGTGCAGTTGATGTAGAGATTGATAGTTATGATATCTGGTTACAACAAACACTTAATCGTATGAATGGACAGAATAGAGATATGTTAAGGGGTATAAATTATGCTAAATAAAGGGTCAAGTATTAAGTCTTCACAACCTAGAGGGATGCCTGTTAACCACACTGTGGTAAATGGCTTTGCGCCTCAAAACGGTTACGGTGAAGGTAAGCCTAAAGATAATGCAGGTAAATCTACTAAAAAAATTGAGAAATCCAGCTCTCAAGAACAAGCTGGTCCAAAAACTAATAACCTTTAAGAAAGGGGTTTAAATGTCGCTAAATGATCTAGTGGCTTCACAACTAGAAGAAGAGGTACCGACATCCTCTGAAACTGAAACTGTGATGGAAGATGAAGATAGAGCTTACGCAACTTCTGAAAATGCGGATGGAGAAGAAGGGGAATCAAACGAAAGTGAAGATGCTCCAGAGGAGAAGTCTAGGCTTCCAAAAAGAATCGACTCTTTGATTAAAAAACAAAGAGAGTTAGAAGAGCAGTTAATAGCTGAGAGAGCTAAAAGAGAGGCTTTAGAGAGTATGCGCACAGACTCTGAGCCAAAAACTCTTGAAGACCTTGATGTTAACGGTTTAACTAAGTTCATCGCAAACGCGGAGAACGATCCTGATTTGGAAGGGCATTTACCTAGAGCTAAGGAATTGTTGCTTGAGAGACAAATTGAACAGAAGTTCAATAAACGAATCGAAGAGCAAGAACGCACAGCGGCACAGAAGATGGGTGAACAGTTGACAGCAACTATGATTTCAAACTTGGCTGGCGAGAAGATTAGGAATAAGGATGGCGATTACTATGCTATTGCTGAAAACTATCTTAACGACTTATCAAGTGAGCAATATAAGACTATCAACAAAGACCAATTACTAGCTGTTGCCTTAGCTGAGGTTGCTTACCTTAAAAAACAAAACTCTGGTCCATCATTACAAGAACGTGCGATTCAGAACAAGAATAAGGTAATTGCCAATAATCGCAGTGGCTCTACTGGTACAGCTGATATTTCGGAAATGTTGCGTGAATACAAAACATTAAGCCCGAGCCGTCAGGGATCAAGTGGAAATTTGAGAAGTATCATTAAAGAGTTAGATGTGGTTAAAGGCCTAACACAATAAGAGGTTTATTATGCCAGTAGGCACACATTACGGAGACACATCAATTAAGGAAGATGTACTCCAAGTTATTCATCAAATCACACCAGAAGATACTCCATTTTATAATATGATTGGGGAATCTACAGCAAACTCACCTAAGCACGAATGGCAAGTGCGTTCTTTAACTACACGTTCAGACAACGCGCAGACTGAAGGTCGTTCTTTCACATTTGCAGCTCCAGTTCTTCCAACTCGTGTAAGTAACTTTACACAAATCATTGAGAAGACAGCTCGTGTTTCAGGTACTTCACAAGCAACATCTCGTCATGCTATTTCTGATTTAGTTGCAGACCAGATTGAACAGCGCATGGTTGAGTGGAAGACAGACACGGAACACGCTTTACTACGTGGCTCTTCTGCTTCTGGTAACGCTTCTAACGTTGCACGTCGGATGACAGGTTTGTTAAACGCTGTTTCAACTAACTTGACAGCTTTCGCTTCAGGTATCACGCTTGGTGAAACTCAGCTTAACGACTTGTTGGAATCTGTATGGAACTCTGGCGGCAAGCCACGTGATGCTTTGGTAAACGGTTTCTTGAAGAGACGTATTTCTAATTTTTCTGGAAACGCTCAGAAACGTTTTGATCAAGCAGACCGTGAAGTTGTTAACACTATCGCGATTTATGAATCTGATTTCAGCACTGTTGCTGTTCAGTTGTCTCGTGATATTCCAAGTGGTACAAACGCTAACTCTTTAGTTGTTCTTGACCGTGACATGTTTGCAAAATCATGGTTACGTGCGCCAACCACAGAGCGTGCTGCTAAGACTGCGGATAGTATTGATACTGTAATTCAAGGTGAGCTTACTCTTGAATATGGTAACGAAGCTGCTGCTGGTTTAATTAACACAGCGTCATAAGTTATGAGGGGGTTAATAGCCCCCTCTATTTTTTTTAGGAGAGAATAATGCCAGACAAAAAAGCAGGCGGCCAGATTGATAAAACATGGGCTGAAACAAATACAGCGGTTGATTGGGATGGTACAAGTGTTACTATTCAATTAGATGGCAATAAGCCAATTATAGGTATGGCGATTAACTTATCTGCTGATGCAGAGGTTACTTTTGATGCTGTTATTGGCGGTGTTGACCATGAGATTAATAAAGATGATGAAACGCCATTATCATTAACTATGACGGCAGCGAACCCTATTTATAGGTTGTTTACAGAATTTGCTGGTGTTAGAGCTTTAAAGATAACGGCAAACGCTTCACAAACTAATGCGACAATTACGACATATCAGGTTTCATAATGGTTTATAACAATTTTTCATATACAGTATTTGGCGTAGCTCAGTTCGGTATTCGAGCAGGGCTAGGATTCACAGGTGGGAACTTCTCAACTGATGGATTGTATGTTGTTGGAGATAGGGGGGAAACAGGACATTGTGAAGAGTGTGATGACGCTTTAGTAAAACCTTCTTATATCCCAGCTGAGAAATTTCCTAACTGGCCACATTTAAGTCATCAGGAAGCACGAGAGCTTATAGCTTATCCAGCTACATCTCAAGGTGCTTCTGATGGCTGGATTTACACAGACCCACAGGATTTATAATGGCTGTACCAACACCAGATTTCACATACCTAGACTTACCTTCTGATGGATTTACAGCCAACGGTACACCTGCTGTTGCTGATGATAGAGTAACAGTTGGCGGTACTTATGAGGGTGATGACATTGACGACTATCTATCTCATACAGATACGCCAATATCTACAGGTAGTTCTAAAGCGTCTATCTCTTGTTGGGTTTATGTGAATGATACAGGGGTGAATAGGCTTTTAAACCAAAGGCCAACATCTAGTTTTGTAGCTGGGCATTATATAGGATTAAATGCAGGTGCTATTACATGGCAACTTTCTACGAATGGAAATACTAACTATATTTATTCTCAATCCAATGGTGGTCAATATGTGGCAAAGACATGGTTCCATCTACTTGTTACTGGCGATCTTGGAACTAAAGATTTAAACATTTATGTTAATGGCTCTGAAGTTACTTATGCTATTAATAGCTCAGATGCTAGCTCAGCCTCATCTTTAGGAACAATGCCAGCTTTAGGCGTTTATTCCCTTGTTAATGACGCTTTTTCTGGTGGGTTTAGTGGGCGTATAGCTAGGATAAAAGTTTGGGATGATGTTGTTGTCACTTCGGCACAGGCTTCAGAGGAATATACCAATGAGAGCAATGCTATTGTTGATAATCTCAATTTAGGACTTGTTAGATATTACGACCTTAATGAAACAAGTGGAACTACTATTACTGACCAAGGAAGTGACGGTTCTAATATAACATTAACAGGAACTACTGCCGCGACTATTACGGGTACTGGGCAGGTAGGAACAGGACTAACTCCTGATGGTGTTAATGACGCTATGACCAATGGGGCACTTAGTCTTGTAGACGTTGGGATGACGAATGATTTATCATTTTCTTTGTGGTATAAAAACGTTACCCCAGCTAGTGGTGACATTTTAGTTATGGCCGCTTTATCTGACAATGATAACGGGTTTAAAATTAGGTATGAGAGCGCAGCTTATATTACTTTATCTTTTGAAATAGCAGGAACATTTTCTGGTAAAAGAATTGCTAACAACGCTTGGACTGCTGATGGTACTTGGCATAATATCATAGCCACTTATGACGCATCAGCTGGAACAGTTACTACTTATTTCGATGGCGTTGCTTCTGATGCGGGTGGTAATGGGGGCGGTCTTGGTGGTGCAAGTGTTACCGGACTTTCTTTAGGTTGTAATCCTAATAGTGGTGAAAACGCTAATGTTGGATTAGACGAGTTCTGCATTTGGGAAAGAGTGTTATCAGCAACAGAGATAGACTTAACTTATGATTTAGGAGCTGCTGGAGTAGAAATAACAGGAACTTTGCCAGCTGCATCAAACACTGGATTAAGACCAAGAATTTTACTAACTCACTTTTCGTAGCAAGGAGAGAAAATGGACGATATAGACTTCCCAGTAGGGATACAGGTATGGATACCTGGACAAGATTTAAGAAGTTGTTTGGAGACAGCGTTTAAAATGTGGGTTAAAGAAAACCCTTATGAGCTTATTGCTTTTAGAAAGTATATGATTAACAAGCGTGATAGTTTACACCGTAAAGACGGGATGAGTAAGAACGGTACTTGGAAAGAGTATCTTGAAATACCATACACGCTTAGTTTAACCATACAGAAAATGACAAACAAAGATTGGATGCTCGATAGGAAGATTACAGACATGGTTAAAAAAGTAATGCCAGACTTTCTTTGCTATCAAAAAAACGAATCTTCTGTTATAATGGGTGGCGAATAATGAAGCTTTCTATAGCGATGATTTTAGGTAAATGTGACGATAAAGTGCTAGCCACTTTTGATTCCATTTCCCAAATAGCAGACGAGATTATTTTAGTTCAAACCAACTCTGATCAGGCCACAGCGGAATTAGTAAAAAGCTACGATTTTACTTGTGATGTTATACATGAGCTAAGGCCTGATCTTTTACACGAAGATGGCTTTCTACGCTCATTTGCAGATGCTCGTAATGAGAGTTTTAAACTAGCTACTGGCGATATGGTTATGTGGATTGATGCTGATGATGTTATCTCTAATCCAGAGACAATGCGTCAAGGTATTGAGCGTGCGTTTCACAATGGTGTTGACATGATTCGTGTTGATTATGACTATGAGTTTAGCCCAGAGGGGTTATGTACCACTAGGCATAGTAGAGAGCGTATTGTTAAAAACGGCTATTTCAAATGGATTGCGCCTATACATGAGGTTTTAAGCCCTATCAAACGTGCTAACTTTGATGATATGGACAGATCATTAGGATACATTATTCATAACAATATACAGGGCGATGATAACGCTCAACGTAAAGAGCGTAATTATAGAATGCTTAAACGTATTGTTGAAGAGGGTGGCGATCAACGTATGAAGATGTATTATGGGAATGCTCTTGTAGACATGGAGAAATTCTCAGATGCTATTAAATACTACATGGAATACCTAGAAGAATCTACCTGGGATGACGAGCGTTATTTAGTTATGATTCGTATACAAAATGTATACAAGCGTGTTGGTGATTTAGAAGCTGCCGCTGTTTGGTGTTTAAGGGCTGTAGAGTTAGCGCCTACTTACAAAGATGCCTTCTTAGCTTTAGCTGAGATTGATAGTTTAAACGGTAAATGGGATAGAGTTATCCATTGGATACGTTTACATGGGCAGTGTGTAGATTTAGATAGAGCTATGATTCACAACCCAGCTGGCGCTGAAGTACAACCTTTATTACTACTTCAAAAAGCGTATCATGAGTGCGGTGATTTTGAGCGTGTATTAGCTTGCACTGATCAGCTTAGGGCTTTACTACCAAATAAGGTAGCACAGTGGGATGCTGTTGAGGCATTCTGTCGTAAGCAGTTATATGACATGGATATGATTAAAACTTATGAGAAGATTTTAGCTACAACCCCTGAAGAGGATCATGTTAAGATTTATGACATTATCCCTAAAGAGATAGCTGATTACCCAGCGTTTAAAAGGAATCTTAAAAAAGATAGACCTCAGAGCAAGAAGGTTGTGGCTATTTACTGTGGACATGATGATACACAAGCTTGGGGTCCAGAATCTATTAAGACTGGTATAGGTGGATCAGAGGAAGCTGTTATTAATATTTCTAGGGAGTTCGCTAAATTAGGCTGGACTGTAGAGGTTTATTGTAATTGTATTAGCGAAGGTAATATTGATGGTGTAAACTGGTATAGGGCTGACGCTGCAAACAATAGAGATTTAGTTGATCTAACTATTCTTTGGAGACATCCTAGCTTAGTTTATGAAGCTCCTAAGGGACTAGTAACTTGGCTTTGGAATCATGATTTACAAAATGGTATGGAGCCTTTTTATGACGAGAAGACTATGGGGCGGATTGATAAAGTTATGTTTTTATCAGACTTCCATGCAACCACTGCGCCTTGGGTTCCCGATGAAAAGATTATGTTTACAAGGAATGGTGTAGACCCAGATTTAATGATTAAGGGAGATAACGACCCTTATACAGTTATTTACGCTTCTTCACCTGATCGTGGATTAGATACTCTTTTAAGCTATTGGCCAGAGGTTATTAAGGCACACCCTAAAGCTAAGCTTAAAGTGTTTTACGGCTTCAACAAATGGTTTGATCTACGTTATAAGAACGATAGAAAGATGATGGAATGGAAAGAGAATCTTCTGGATATTATGGAAAAAACTCCGAGCATCACATACTATGGCTCAGTGGGACAGGATGTTTTAGCCTCCCATATAGCGTCAGCTGGAGTGTGGGCGTATCCTACACAGTTTGGTGAGATTAGCTGTATCACAGCTATGAAGATGCAATGTGGTGGAGCAATACCTGTTACATCTAACTATGCGGCGTTAAATGAGACTTGTGAATACGGCATACAAGTTGGTGAATACTTAGACCCTATCTGCCCTAAAGATGAGTACGTAAAAGAGCTTATCAATATGGTTGGAAACAAGAGAGAGCAAGAAACCATTAGAACGCAAATGATACCTTGGTGTCAGACGCATTTTACATGGAGTAAGGTAGCTAAAGAGTGGAACGCTGCTTTTCTTAAAGACTGCAATAAGAAATTGGCAATAGTTTAATGGAAATCAACCCTATGACTGGTCAAGCTATTAACGCTGCCCCTATGGAGCAGAGAGTTGAAAAGCCTAGGGTTAATTTTGATAACGGTAGACCTGAGTTTGTTTTAAGTGATGAAGAGAGAGAGTATGCTCACATTGCTAGAATGTCTCAGAAAACTAAGTTTGCCACAGGGAATTTAGAGGTTGATATTAAAAACTATCTTACTATAAAGAAGATGGCTGAAATGATAACTGGGTTAATTAATGACGAATCATAAAACTGATCAGCAAACGGCTAGAGATGAGCATAATGATGTAGCATCGGCAAAACGTACACTGGGTGTTTTTTACAATCCAGAAACAGCTGCATATTCAGCGATGTTAGGTAACGCTGGCGGTGTATTAGTTAACGATTATTTTTTTCAAGTTAGCGATGGTAATGTTACTAGTCATAGCGCTGTATCACTTATTGGCACCAACCCATCTGTAGGTGTAAGTAATATTGAAACCGTTTGGGAAGAGAACGGCTCAGAGTATGTGTTCCCAGTATCAGCGTCAACAATGACTGTATCTAGCTCTGATGCAAATGACACTTCAGCTGGCACAGGATGTAGAACTATTCTTATTCAAGGGCTAGACACTGATTATGTAGAGAGCCAAGAGTTTGTGACACTAAATGGCACAACCGCTGTTACAACAGTAAACTCTTATTTAAGAATAAACTTCATGACTTGCTTCACGTTTGGAACTGGACTTCAAAATGCAGGTAATATATTTATAGGAACTGGAACAGTCACCGCTGGTAAGCCAGCTAATGTTTATGGTAAAGTTTCTATTGGTGAGGGTATATCTCATACAGCGGTGTACACAGTTCCAGCAAATAAAGAATTTTTCTTAATTAGAGGTAATGCTAGTTCTGATTCTGGAAAGCAGATAGATTTATTTATAGATTCCAGACCATTCACTCTCGGTCGTGGCAGGGTTAGGGGGACAACTTATTCTATATCTGGTGGAACAATAGAATTGAATTATATTCCATCTACACCATTTTCTCAAAAAACAGATATTTTAATTAATTCCATTGCCACAACAGGCGGAGCCGGTGAGTGTAGGGTTAATTTTGCGGGAATACTAAAAGGATAAATTATGGGAATGACATTTAATCAAATCACAACTCAAGTTGGCCAATTTATACAAGATAGTAGTTCTGGACGTGAAACACGTATTAAAGATTCTGTTAACCGTAAGTATAAAGAATTAGCTGATGGTTTTGATTGGCCTGATTTATTTAGACTTAGAACAGCCGAAGTAAATGTTTACGCTAATGAAGCCTTTGTTTTCCTTACCTATAACGGTTATGTTGGCAAAAAAATTTTTACTGAAGATAAGAAGGATTTGTTAACACAGACTAATCCAGAAATGTTTATGAGTAGATTTTATGATGTGTTAACCACAACGGGCGCACCGTTCTCATATACATTAGTTGGCTCGTCTCCTATTAAACGTGTGATAACAACCGCTGAGACTTTAGACTTTGTGTCTTCTGACGCTACAGATATTGGGCAAGTTGTTGAAGTTTGGGGCATGGTTAGTGGCGAGGAAGTTAATGAGAGTGTTATTTTAAATGGCACTACAACCGTTACTACAAGTAATACATTTTCAAGAATCACACGTATTGGAACTGATACTAGCTCCAAAGATTCTAGTAGAGCTGGCCATATAACTATAACTGGTACTACATCAACTGTTGAATACTCTGTTATAACAGCTCAGAATAACGATGCTAGATATCAAGCTTTGAGATTTCAAGATTTACCTAGCAGTGCTACAACGCTAACTATAGCTTATAAGAAGCGCGTTGAGCCATTGATTAATGATGGTGATACGTTAGAAATACCAGCTGATTTAATACTATTTGAATTGGCAGCCGCTGATATTTTAAGACAGCAAGGTAAGTATAGTCAGGCTAGAGATCATGAGCAATTAGCTGCTAGATTAAAGCAAGAAATGATGAGTAGATACTTTATGCAAACTGAGGCTGTATTCCAGTCAATGCCACATGGTCCAGGTCAAAGTCCTTACCGTCAATTTGGTTTATATGGTCAAAGAATAAGCGTGGTTAATTAATGGCTGACCAAGATACTATGAGAGAGTTCCCTCTATTAGTCAGGATTAAAACCCAGACTGGTGGATTAAACACTCACACTTACCCAACTGAGATTAGAGATGATCAAGGTCAGGAGTATAAGAATTTATTTGCTGATCCAGGGTTGTTGAAGAAGCGTGGTGGTACAGACACATTTGCTACATGTGCATCAGGGGTATCTGGCGCTATTAGATCACTTGTTGATTTTAGACCTGATGATGGTTCAGGGCATTCTTTATTATATCAAATCGGCTCAGAGATTTACTCATCTAACACTGTTGGAACTGTATCACTAAGAGCTACATTGCCAACCTCAGATTATGAAGGTGAGTTTGAACAAGGGTTTAATAAGGTGTTTTTCTGTGATGGACAGAGCGATCCGTTAGTATTTAATACAGCCCTATCGTTCTCAACTATAGCATCTGGTGTTACAGCAATGCCTAGGCATACTACTAGTGAATATTTCTTAAACAGAATTTGGACTAATGATATTAATAATAAAGCGCACGTTGCATACTCTGGAGTTTTAGACGATATATTTGACTTAACAGCTCAGGTGTTTAAATTTGGAGAAGGCGCTGGAAACTCCGAAGTGCTTAAAATCTTAGGTTATAGAAATCAAGAACTATTGATTTTTATGAACAATAGAATTGAAGAGATAATTATAACTAATCCTGGAGATGAATCAACTTGGGTACGTAGGGTTATTGATGATAGATACGGCATAGGGGCTAAGGACACAGTTAAAGAGATAGGTGGAGTAATATACTTCCTTGATAACGAAAGGCGTGTTAGGGCGCTTAACAGGACGGCTCTTGACGCTCCTACAGGTACACAAGCTATAGCTATATCAGAGCAGATTGAAACTGATTTAGACAGGATTAATATCCTACATATAGATAAGTGTTCAGCTGGTGTTTATGGCGATTTCTATATGCTATCAATGCCTCTAGATGACGCTACAGAGAATGATAATATTTATATATATGACGTTACACAACAAGCTTGGTATGGCCCCTGGGTTCTTCCAGCTGCTAAATTTGTAGAGACTGATATTAGAAGTCGTGGGCAAGATGCTATGTTTGGTAATACTACAAACGGTAATATCGTACGTATGTTTGATGGCACATTTGATGATGATGGCTCTGCTTACGAAGTATCTTTAACCACAAAGAAATATGACATGGGCAGACCTGAATCTGATAAAATATTTAATGAGGTTGAGTTCGCTGTTTTAGGGACTGGTGAGGGAACTGTTACAGTTCAAGCCAGGGTAGATGAGGCTGGATTTACAGACGTTGGAACGTTTACAATTGTTTCAGGTGGTCCATTATTACCAGAGAATTTACCATTCAACCTAGGCGGAACTGGTATTGTTCGCGGCAAGTTTCATTTAGAAGGCTTTAGTCGCGGTAGAAACATTGACTTTAAACTAACACATAATGAGACATTTGACATACAAATATTAGAGTGGATATTAACAGTACAAGATCAGAATTATGAGAGAGAAAATATAAATGGGTAAATTTATTCAAACTAATACGCCTAGAGATAAGCTTGAATGCCCTTCTTGCTTATATCAGTTTTATATTTTTAGGCATAAAAAGAAGCATATAGTTTGCCCTAAATGCGAATGGGACCACAGTTTTAATTACCCTGATGAGGAGGAATAATGGCTACGTTTACACGAGGTAAAACGTTTACAGCTAACGAGGAAGTTACCAACACTAAATTACATCAACTTATTGATTCTGCAAGCATAACAGGAATTACTAGTGCTGATTTAGATTTAACAACTGACAACACTATACATGTTGGAGCTACCGCGCCTTCTGACGCTAATCAGAAATTTTGGTATGACACAGCGAATAATATATTTAGGGTTAAAGATGCTTCTAGCATATTCCAACCAGCTGCACATGGTCATTTTTACACCAATAAGAGTGGAGCCTCTACT